ATCATCCCGAGGTCCGTGTGCTCTGTTAAGAGCTGTATGCTATGTCGTGGCCTCTAAGGAGGTTACATGACAGTAATAGCATATAAGGGCGCACTGCCAGTTTCATACCGTGGTATGTATGCTGGACGCCCCTACTTGTGGACGATCGAAGGAGACCGCTGGTATTTTGAAGGGCATACGACTTCTCCCATTCGTGGGAAATTTGTAACGCCTTCACATATGACAGCGACCTATCGAAGATACCGCAAGTTACATGTACGCACACCAACTGGTGACCCTGCGTACTGGGCTGAATTGAGAGGTATATCTTCTCCTTTTAGCGCAACATCGACCTATGCTAATTTCAAATCCGTGAGTAATCTTAATAACCGTTCCCTGTCAAATTTGGCAGAGCGGAAGATGAATCTCGGTGAAACTCTAGCAGAGGCGAAAGGCTCTTTTGATACCATAGCTAAGCGTACCACTCAATTTTATCGAATGGTCCGTGCCTTGCGCAGAGGTGATATATACTCTGCCGCTAGGGAGCTAGGTATCGAGCGTAAGAAAGCAAAGCGCATCAAGCGGAAAACCGCGCGCCCTGGTCAAAGTGTATCTGAGGCAGCTGCCTCAGGTTATCTTGAACTTGCTTTCGGATGGATGCCCATTGTATCCGACGTGTATGCAGCTACAGATATCATTAATAATGGCCTTAACAAGCCAGGCAGCAACGTTCGCGTTGTATCTGCCGTTTCTGATACCTATACTCATGTACACAAGTCTAGTACTTTTGAGCACATAGTCAAATGTAGGTGTCGTGTTATGCATAATTATGCATTCGCACACCCATCTGCCGGCCATACTATGGCCCAGCTTGGAATCGATAATCCGGTTGCAACGCTGTATGCTATCCAGCCTCTCTCGTTCGTTCTCGATTGGTTTCTTCCGATCGGGGACTTTCTTGAGGGCTTTACTGCTCGCAGTGGTCTTGGTAGTGGTGATTCGCAAGTACTGTATCATACGGTACATACGATGAAACCAAACTACTCAAACTACATCAATGGCGTACTTGAGAATAAGATAGTGCAGAGGCGGATTATTTCACCGCTCCCTTCGTTACCTGACTTTCAAGTCCCTGACCAACTTGGTCAAGCCATAACAGCGCTGGCGTTAATACGTCAATTATCTTAACCTTAACTGCCTAACGGCATGGAGGGCGTTATGCCTAACATTTCAACTATCACGCTGCCTGCAGCGTCCCTTAGTAGTGCAACTTCGGATGAAGCTTACACTATCATCGATCGTCGTGAAGGCGTATCTACATTTCGTTATAATGGTGGTGGGCCACTTGCGTTAGCGACGCGTTTTACTGTTGCTGTTAAACAGCCACATGCGTCTAGCAAGTATGCCCGCGTGACTTTGACTCTGGTTAAACCAGAGAAGTATACAGACAATGATACAAGTCTGCAACACCAAAGTCTCTTAAACCGTGCAACCCTCGAGTTCCAAGTTGATAAAACATCAACCTCAGAACAAATTCTTGCAATTGCCGAGCGTATGCTCGCATTCTTGCAAGATTCGAATGTTACACAGTCAATCACCAACGTAGAGGGTTTCTACTAACAGGGGGTCCTACATGGAAGAGCATTATGATATCTACTTCACTCTGGTGACGATTCTTGAATCGTTCCTAGAGATCGTAGTATACTATTTTGCATCATTCGTTATGGCCATACCCGGTTAGTACCTCGTAGTAAACGGAGAGCTTTGCTTTGACTAAAGCCAAAGTGAAAAAGGCTAAAAAGCCTCGGACAGGTAAAAAACCTGTACCACAGGTCAGCGAAATTAAGTTTGTGCGGAAATTGGCGCTCTGTAATAAGACGCCATACGCACTTGCTTATATAGCTAAACCTAACTCTCATGCGAACCCAGCATTATCTGCTGATTCGTATAAATGTGTTGATAGCTTTAAACACGATTACCTGCTTTACAACGTTATTCGTAAGTTTAACGGGAAAAGTGGTGTTCCTGCAATTGACCGCGCTCGCGCGGCTATTGACAAGTTCAAATCGGTTGATAGCGCTTTATCAAGCTTAGACGGTAAACTAACATGGACGAACTTGGCTCTTAACGAGCCCGTCGTACACCAGATTCTCTGGCGTGCGGCGCGAAAAATAGAACGTTTATTAGGTCCCGTCGATCTTGATGAAATTGCAACACTAGCTTCGTTCTCTCATGGTGCCACGATGTTAAAGGCACGTAGAGAAGGACAGGCAGTCTTTAAGTTCTCTAATGAGAACCCTGAAGTTACCCCTGCATGTAGTGAACTAGCATGGGCTTTTATTAAAAAAGCTCCTCTATGGTTCGAGAATGTTAATTCATTCATACTTGTGGAAGGTAATAGATTAACCACTGTTGCAAAGGATTTCGACATCGACCGCGTAATTGCCTGCGAACCGACTATGAACATGTATGTTCAAAAAGGTATCGGTCAGAAAATTAAGCGTTGTCTACGTCGGGTTGGTATTGATCTAACCGATCAAACTGTCAACCAGATCCTTGCAAGGCTTGGGTCACTGTCTGGCGAACTCGCCACCATTGACCTTGCCTCCGCCTCAGATAGTATTTCTATTGCTATTTGTCGCTTGCTTCTACCACCCGCATGGTTCGAGTTGTTACTTATGACTCGTTCCGACTCAGGGATCTTACCTAGTGGCGAAGTAATTCACTACAATAAGGTA